TTAAATCTTCTTCACAGCCTGCATGTACTTCCAGATCTTACCTTGTGCGGCATCTTCATCCTGGAAGAAGAATTTGTATGCAGCCTTCAGAATCATATCGTCTTCAAAAAGCTGGCACATGTCAGAGTAGAACGCATTGAACGCTACATACTTGTCCCAGATTGTTGTTCCTGAAGGGAACGACATACCTTTTGTTGCGGATTCGATGTCGTCCTTTGTCCAGTGTGCACCCGTACGACGGTCTCCTGACTTGCTGAGGTAAGTGATACTAGCTACATCGTACATTGCAAAATCTTCGTTGTAATGGGGACCGTAGAAAAGCTCATGCTGTTCGCGCATGAATTTCCAGTATCCTTCTTTTGAAAGCTCCCCGTTCTGCGCCATTTTCATGTATTTTGCCGCCATGCACGCAGAAGTCCACATCTTTTGCTCGTTTACCATACCTGCGGCCTTGGCTTCTTCGAGCATACTGTCATAACTGTATTCCTTCATATTATTCTTCTTTTGTTGCTTCTACTTGTAGATGGTCGTCTGACACTGCAAACTGAACCTTTCCATCTGATAAATTTCTCTTGATTTCTTCCATATCTTCCTGCATTCGATTCATACGTTTAAACATCTGATATGTCATGCAGAATGTGTAGTCAAAATTAGGAAGACTCTGTGCTATCTCGCAGTTAGCACAGTCACCTGGACACGCTTCTTTTACTTTCTGTATCATTTCTTTGACATCTTACTGATTAACATTCCACCTTTCACAGACATAAGGGATTTAATTCCTCCCTCTTTGATCATGGTGAAAAGCTGGGCTATTTCACTCTTGTTTTTCCGGACAATAGGAGCCACAGAAACAATCTGTCTGCCCGTGAGAATTCTTTCGTTCGAAATTTCCTTCAGGATGTCCTGAACTTGTGCTTTCTGCTCTTCTGAGTCAAAATCAAGCGCAATAAAAACTTTTCCTAGTGCCATAATTATTCTAATTCATCAAAATTAATTGGTTCTTTCTTCTCCTGCGGTGCAGGTTCCTGAGTATGTTCTTCTACTTTTTTCCCGGTAAATACTCCAGCCAGGAATGTTCCAAGTCCAAGAACGATTTCAACAGCTTTGGGATGTGTCTCTGCATAGTTTCCGATTTTTTCTGCGATGGAGATATACTTGTCTACACCTGTCTTTTCCGGCTCCATGACAGTAGGAATCCCCATATTTTTAGCGAATATGTCGGCAAACTCATCCGCCTGTCGGGCTGCTTCCATCGGTTCCAGGCACTTATCCTCAATTAGATAAGCAAGCATTGAGTTAAACGCTTCTGACCTTGTCTTGAAGTTCATTTCCGGTTGTTTTTTCTTTTGAAATAGTCCCATATTCGTTTTAAGTAAGAAGGGGTAGACAAAGCTACCCCTCGAAACAACTTATGAAAGCATCAGCAGCGGTCGTTTCCACAAGTCTCAGTCACGGTGACTTCGTTAGTCGAAGGCGTGAATGTCTGAGTTTGAGCAAACACGCGGCTAGGAGAACCGCAGCATGAGGAGCGGTTAGTACCGCATCTTGAATAACCGTTGTTAATCGGGTTGTAGAACACGGTGTTGTTCAGCTGACCGAACTGAATCTGGTTGCTTTCCTTCATGTCGTTGACTCCTACTACCAGGCCGGCAAATGTCTGAGCAGCCCCATACATCTGACTGTTGAGAGTCTGAACCTGCGGAGTGATGCAGTTGATACGTCCGTCCAAGTTAGCAAGGCCAGTGGCAAATGCAACCTTTTCAGAACAGTTACGTGACCAGATGTTGGCCACAAACGCGATTACTACTACGGCGGCAATAACCCAGAGAGCAGTGTTAGTACCCCATCTTTCCCCGTTGCGGTGAGAAAGTTCCTGCAATGCAGCAGCGTCTTGTAATTCCATTCCCATAATTGTTTTGATATTAAATTAATACTATTGTGAAAAACACGCAGCAAAGATATGAGGTACATTCTTGAATCACTAAGAGTTACTTTCGAGCAACTTGTGAATCTTTTGCGACATAATTGCTATTAATCGATTATTCTTCTTTCGCACGTCGTATCCTGTAATCAGGTTACGTACACTCGACGGTGTGTGATGTATGTATTCTGCTATTTGAACCGGATAGATTCCGCTTTCTGTTAGGATGTTTACAAGAATACTTCTTGCATCTACCACTGCTGCGGATCTGGAATGTGATACGATGAGCGATTCCGGTATTTCCGTTTCTTTTGCGACAAGCTGTAATACCGTGTTGAATAGTTGTGTTTTGCACATAATATTAATTTTATTGTGAAGGTGGGGTATTCCCACCTTCTGTTAATACTAAAAAATTATTTTAAAACCCAAAAAGTATCTGCATGCTATTCCGGCGGATATTGCGGAAACACCGATTGCCAAATCTGTTATATTCCACTTTCCACCGTAATAGTGGCATCTGTCTGAATTTTCCTTCATTGCCAGCAGTATGACTCCTGCTGACGGAGAAAGAAGGATTGTGGCCAGAAGGTAGACCACAAATCCTATAATGTTATTTTTCATCTTTATTGAAACTTACCAAGTTATTCTACCAGCTGAATATTCTCAGCCGAATATTCTATAAAAAGTATATTTCGCAAAGATGTAATTCAGCTTTTTCAGTGCTAATATTGCATCAAAGTATCTATATCCCTTTCTTTTCTTATTCCATCCAGTAAAAGCAATAAAATATAGTCTTAAAACTCTGCTTATACCTTCTCTTATAACCATGTACAGAAAATAGAAAAGAATAAATAACGCACAAAATAATATTATATATGAAACCATCATATCTTCTTAGTTATTCTATAGCTCAATCAACATAAGTGTCATTATCTTTTTCTGTCCTTGAATATGGTAATACACTTTTCAGCCCTCCGATAATTGAACGGGCTAAGGCAGATACTCCATTCCTTTTCCCGTTACTATTAGATGAATTTGGATGCACCTTGTCTTGGATAAACAATGTGCTATTAAATTGATTTATGCCACATGTTCCAAATAAGTCTATGTACGGAGTTGACATCATTTCTGCTACCATTATTGCATCTCTTGTATAATCATAAGGAGATTTACCGTGTGAATCATAGCAGAAGTCGGTCATACCGTCTTCTACTGTTTCTCTTTTTCCAGAAAGTTGTGTGACAAGTACAATTTTCGCATACGGCATCCATCTCTGCAATTTAAGTATCGTTGATGCAATCGCACCCTTAAATGTGTTTTGTGGGAAATCCCCATGTTCGGGATTATATACACTATCTGCCATCCATTCATCATCATAATCATTTTCAGATGACCATTTCGGAAGTATTCCATCTCCGATGTCTCCAACTCCGCCAAAATCGTTTGTTCCACCCATGAACAGTACAAGGTCTATTGTATCCTTAATTTCTTTGGGGAACTGAGCCTTAATTCGAGACCAAGAGCACATAGCCTGGCAACACGTAACTTTTTGTTCATCGGGAACACCGTAATTCTTGTTTCCTCCGTTTGGATTGACCTTAACAGTAATCTCTTTATTATAATTGCGTATTGTCGTACCTCCTATACCACGATTATATCTCTTATTAAACCCAAAGTAATCTCCAACTGTTTTTAGCCATCCGCTTGTGGCAACTCCATCTTCAGATTCTTCCTGTAATTCTGTGATTGAATCACCATAACCCGCTATATTTTTCCCCTCCCAATCTGCAAGGTGAGCAACGATTTTCAATCCCGAAAGAATTGATGATTTATAAACAAATTCCTCATACTCTTTTTTGGACAGCAAAACGTAATCTTCGTATGGTGTATTCTCTGTTGCTGTATCACCTTCTTCAATAGATAATTTATACAGAATATTTCTTGCCGATATTCTGATGAAATATTCATTTTCTGCTGTCGTAAAAGAAGTGGATTGGTCGTTGATTGTTCTTGTTTTATTCTTTGTTTTATCGTATAGAAATAGATATGAACTATCAGAACCAATTTTAAAACTTGTAGAATATTTGGTGTTTGGTTTTACAGGGATATAGTAAGACGTGAAAAATTTGGTTTCATCTATTTCTCCATTTCCTTTATACCGCCCTAATGAACTATTTATTGTAATTCCATCATAAGACCATCCAGATACATTTAAAGGGCTATTACAATTGAATATATTTTTCCCGAATTTCTTATCAACCTTATTTTCTAAACTTTCTGATATTTGAATTTCTTTTAAAATAGTAATAGCACCAATAACTTCTTTAAACTTACTTGGAGTTGAAGAGCAGATTCTAATTTCTGAACATCCTGTTACACTAATATCTATATCATTACCTTTAGTAATAGTAATTGAAGGTAACACAGCCCCATCTTTGACAAGTACATAGTATGGCTGATAAGAATATTGAAAACCAATTATCCTTACAATATCAATTCCATCAATAGGTATTGACATCGAGTAAGAGCCTTCTTGAGATTCAAAATTTCCCGTTTCTTTATTTAATATATAATTTTCTTTTAATACAGAAGATTGATTAATCCTGTTATATTCGTATATAGATACAGAATTGATATGTTTTTCTATTTTATTATCTATAGATTCAATCTGTTCTTTAACAACATACGTCTCCCAATATGTAGAAGTTAAATCCAACACGTCACCTTCATTCACTATGAAGTTATCCTCATCCTGAAGTAATCCTTTTGATACAGAAATTTTTGCAATATTACAATTTTCAGGAGTTGTGAATTTGTTTGCTCCTGAGTAATATGAAAGAAAAGATTCTTCATTAAAAAATGCAACCCGAATATTTCTTCCATTTACTATGTAATTGCTTTGAGGATTAACTATACATATAAACGTAAACCATGAATCATTGCTGCTGATATTACCGTTTTCAGCAACAAAACCTTCTACGCGTGCTGTAATATCATTATTATTAAAGAAGTTTTTCCCACGTACAGGAGTTATCATATTAGCTTTAAAATCGTTTTCTAGCTCGGTAAGTTCTTCCTTTGTTGCATACCCGGCATCGATGGTACCGCGGAAAGCCCATCCGGGGTTCTGGAAGCTGAATACCTTGCCGTTATCTGCGGAGTCTGGGTCTTCCTGGTTGTATATGTTCACCAGCATGCCGCGACGGAGAAGGACGCCTTTGTCGTCCTTCGGTGCGGTGGAGTCTGCTTCCATGGCTGACACGGATGTGTAGGTTTTGCGGATTCCCAGTGAGCTTCCGTTAATCTCCACATTCTCGATGTATTCTACTATGTCGTTGCTCAGCTGGCCGACTTCTTCCGGCGTTACTGAGTCTATCTTAGTCTTTTCTGCGAGCGCGATGGCGCGTTTTTTTAAATCTGTTGCTGTCATATTATTCAATATCTTTCTTCATACCAAATTCCCAATATCTCATATCTGAATGTTCCTTGACCACTATACCCTTCTGTATGATATTCAAGAATCATATCATAATTTTCTGACCCTCTATCATAAAAACCTACTCGCACATCATCGTAATAATTTTTTGTTAATTCTGATCCATAAGTAGTATACGATTCTCCAAAAAGTGATGGAGTGCTACCTTGAAAATCAAAAACTACTTGACTTTTATCAGCGAATACAGTTCTTGTTTCTTTTCTATTTCCATCAGGAGACAAGCATACTGTAACCATAGCAAAGGATATATTCTTTGGTACAATGTTTTTTATATCAAAAGTCCCGTATTCCCCTTCTTTTGTTTGATTTATTTCTTTATAAATTAATCCTCCAGATATTTTCAAATTCTTTAATATCTGTATTCTTTCTGAATCAGATATCTGCTGTTCATAAACAGAAAGAGATTTGGCACGTTGAGCCGTCTTTAAGTCAATCCATGCCACTGAGCCGCTAGTGTCCGTACTCAAGTATGCTTCATAATCCACATATACTTTATGCTTTTCAGAATTCCTAAAGGTTCTTTTGCTAGTCTCTTTTTTACGGAAGCAAAGCTTGTTGTTCCCAATCTCACCAAGTGCGGTAACTTTATATACATCTCCGTTAATTACCACTGCACCTTCCACCACTGTAGTTCCGGAAAGTGCGCCATACAGAATGTATGTGTCACCGATAGACTTGTTCATGCAAATTATTGCTTCTTTAAATGCTTCCTGAAGGAAAGCAAGGTCTTTTGTATAAACAGGTTGTCCTCCTGTGTAGGTCGCTATCTCTTTAATCATACTGGTATATATTAATATCAAACAATCGGCCTGCGGGTTTATTGTATTCCACTATCGCCTTAATTTCTTCAATTCTGTCTTCCAGGTAAGAAGGAACATTTACAATGAATCTTAGTAATTCGTTCACTTCTCCGTCTGAAAGATAAGTTACATTTTGACTGTCTTCATCATAGAAGTATGTCGGAGTGTCTTCTTCATCATACAAGTACACGGTTTCAGGAATCCCTTCGATGTTGTTGTCAGTGATATAAATATCCTTGTTCTGCAACAGGAAGTAATCATTCAGTGCCTTCTCGATGTAGATTACCTGGCCGTTCACGCTCAGCCGGCTGTCGCACAGTTCACGATACTTCATCAGCTCATCGTGAAGGTACGATATGGGAAGCGTGAGCACCTTCAGAAACGCAAACATCTTCTTCTTCCTGAGAGGAGGAGGAAGAAGAAGAAACGCAAACTTGAAAATGTCAATTTTGTACCACATATCTTACTGTATTAGATAGATCTTCTGCAATGAAGCAGCCGGACTCTGCCGTATAGTTGTTACCAGTCACCACCGTGTACGAGCCGGTGCTTGTCTTTGTCTGGACGGTTCCCAGTTCCACGTCGGTCACTCCCTGTACGTTCTGTATTGCGTCTACGCACTTGGTCTTGTTGAATGTTCCTCCGTACACGATTCCGGCCAGATAGGCGTTAATGGCATCCTCTACGGGTTTTCCTCCACCGTCTATGCGTGTGCCGTCTGAGGTTAGAATCTGAGGGTCGTAGTACACCTTTACGGAAATCTTGATTTTATCGGCCGGAAGGCTTCGTATGCTGAGGAATACACCTGCTATTTTAACGCTGTTCATGTACGATTTAAAAGCCGTTAGAACGTCTTCCGAAAGCGGTGTGGGAAGGTTGTTTTCCTGACCGGATACAAGTATCTGTATCGTGTTTCCTGCATCCTGTACGGCACAATATTTTACCACCTGCTTGGCCGTGTCGGCCACCGGATAACGGAAAGCGTGGGTCTGTTCGTCATACTCCAGTGCGTCGCCGTACTGGAATGCGAGTGCCTGGGCGTGATACCAGCGGACGGTAGGAACGATGCTCTGTGCAATGCGTTCGTCTACGTCCTGCTTGTGGGCATCAAACATGACTTCCAAGGCGTAAGTACAGGCAGCCACGATGTAGATAAGAATATTCTCGATGGATACGGTGCTGAAGGTGTTTTCCCATGTGGCATCTTCTCCCGTGATGCCATACGCTTCGCGCAAGGTGTTGTCCTCCATGAAGCGGTCGGTCATCGTCTTTTTAATTTCTGCGATTGTTCTTGACATATCATACAAACTGTTCTGTGAATTGTTCAGTGAATATCTTCAGCCGCACCTCGCTGTCGGATGTTTCGGAGGTGGCGGGCGACACATTGTTAGCCTTGCAGTATTCCTGCATTTCCCGGTTTATAACTACGTCCGGCACACTGACCGTCATGCCTGGCGTAAGTTTTTCCGTGGGGCTTATGTCGTTCTCGCGTGCCAGGATGAAGACCCCTGCGAGGTCTCCATATTCCTGTATTGCGATGTCAAGAAGTGTCTGATTAGGTAGCGCCGTCACGTTCATGTCTTTGTCCTCCACATTATCCTTATGAGTATCAGTATCGCTCCTGCCCAGATGATTGCCGTAGTGTACCATGGCTTGGACTCCTTTCGTTCCGCTTTCACGGTAGATACTTCCTGCTCTATCCGGTCCATCCTGCTGTTAATATGGGTTATCTCGGCAGACATGGTTTCTATATTTGTATCGGTCTGCGAGGTATCCCTTCTCTCTTCCAGGGTGCTGCTGTTCACAGCCCCCGTCGTTACGCTGGTAGGATATTGCTTTCCGGTAGAATCAGGAGTTGAATACTCCGTGCGCTCCCAGCTTGCCGTAACCTCCTCCAGCTTCTGCCACCAGCTGGAGGAAAGTTCTTGAATCATCTCCTGCGTATGCTGATAGGCACTGTCTGATACCTGCGTGTCGGTCTTCGTATCCGTCTGCTTGTCGGTGGTGGCATCCAGCTTCATAGGAGGCTGCGACTTGCAGGCCGTCAGCATCAGTGCCAGGGCTACAAGCAGCAGAAAGCTTTCCATCCACTTGTAGGCCTTATCGAGTAGTCTTTCCATCATAACAGTATCAGGTTAATAAAAATGATAATGAATCCGGTTATTTCCAGCCAGAACGCGGGCCTTGCATATACTATCTTAGTCAAAATACCTGTCTGCATGTTATCGGCCATCACGTGACGCACGATGTAGACTAACGGAAGAAGCCAGGTAATCAGGAGCCAGGGATTCGTACATGCCACCCATGCCTGCGTACTGAGCAGAAGAAGTGCGGTACCGCAATAATGAATAATTCCTTCCGTTCGTTCCTTGAATCGGGGTGAAAGTGTAATGATTATCATTCCTATCAATGCCAAGAACACGAGGAACTGAATGTTTTCAGGCGTGCGTCCTACTGCGGACACAAAGAAGGTAAATCCGTTAAGCCCCAGGCAGACGGAAAACCATTTCGGGTGCTCCAGCCTGTAATAGGTTTCAGATATTGAATAAGGAATACCGCCTGTCTTGCAGATTACCACTGCGGTATAAACGGCGAAAATCAACGCCGATATGATTCCGAAGATTGTTTCCATATTGATTCTTTTTAAAGTTCTACAAAGCTTTCCATCCATCCAGCACATCCTGCTTTACAGCCGGAATACCGTTTTCCACCAGGCTGATAGCTGCTGCAAAAGCGCACATCGTCGCCTGGTCGTTCACATCGGGTTCGAATGTGGTAGGCACCTGCATTTCCCTGCACACGGCTGAGATGTAGCCCGATGTGTGATTCTCCGTAGCTGGTGCCCAGCGGTTGATGTATTCCGCGATGGTGCGGCATCCGTGCAGACGGTGGTAGTTCTGAAGCGTGCGGATCAGTGCGCGATACCCCCACATGGGAGCGATGAACTGGAAAAATGTTCCGTCCGTCTGTTCCTGGCGAAGTCCCTGCCATTTGTCTTTACTCAGCCGGATATTTCCCGGATTATTGTTGCGTAAACCTCTTGGTAACTGTGTCATTTTGTTTCCTCCTCTTTCTTTTCGTTATCTAAAAATTGTTGTAAATAAGGTATCTTCCGTACCACTTCGAAGCTAAGCACATAGTAGATGAAGTTCAGCGGTCTGGAGTGAGGGAACAGCTTGCGCATGTTTCGAAGTGTGTTCACCCCGTAGAAGTAGCACACGGCATACACGATGCCTGTAATGCACTGCAAAGCCCCGTCCAGGTTCTTCATCTTCTCTCCGATAATGTAGATGCTCAGCACGATTACGTAGAACACAAACGTCTCCAGCAGGCAGTGAAAGAACTTCCGGTTGTTGAACCGTTCGTGTTTGGCCACAATGCCGGCAATGAGTCCGGCAATACAGTTAATCGCAAAAATGAAGAATATGACAAATACCATGTCCTTCACCGGTGCGAAGTATGCCAGCGTGATGCTGAATAGCGTAGCCAGCATGTTCTTGATTCCTGTAATAATTTCCATACTTTCAGTTTTCATTTTTCGTCACATTAATAAGTCGCATCCACGCTGATACCGGAGTTTGTCACCGTCACTTTGTTCACCTTCTGCCCGTCTATCTCCAGCTGCTCCCTTATCTCCGTACGCCATGCCAGCGGGTCATGATCCAGCAGCATGTCAGATATTCCTACGCCTACAGCCGGATTCTCTTTAATCTCGCCTTTATACAGCCCGATAATGAGAGCCTGGTTCTGATACAGCACATTCCCGACAGTCAGGCCCGAACGGATTTTCCCGTCTGTGCCACGTTGTGTACGTATCATCAGGTCGTAATTTTCTTCTATTAATATCCCTTTCATCAGTGTGTCACTTTTGTATCTTCGTAATCACTTTTATTCAGTTCGCTTGCCTTTGAGGTAACCGCAGCGGCAGTTCCCGTCTGAGCAGTGGCAGAACCGGTAGTGCTCACCTGGTGAGTGTGGTTGTTGAACGTACGTACCAGTTCGTTAATCTTCTGGGTAAGCGATTCAATGTTAATCAGTCCTCCCAGCTTCCCTCCGTTGATGGTAATGCTTTCCACTTCATCCACGGCCAGCACCACCAGCAGGGAAAGGTCATTCGAAAGACTTCCTACCACTACCGCCGTGCCCACCTTGGGAACTATGAGCAGATGGCTTTCATTCTCCGCGAGCGAAGCACGCAGCCTTACACCTTCCACATCGAGCGTGCCGAAAGTTACCGTGCAGGTAGTTCCTTCCACACTCTTTACGATGCCTTGCCAGATAGTAATCTCCTTTCCGGCTCCAATCATCTGCATCAGGTTGTCACGCAGTCTTCTGTATTGGTCCATATCCGTCAGCTTAATCTAATACCCAGTTCTATCGTTCTCTTTCCACCGTCCCGGCTGAATTCCGTAGTGACCGCACGCACGTAGTATCGTCCGTCCTTGTAGTCATAGTCAGGATCGCGAAGCTCAGCCACATATCCAGGCTCACAGTAGGGAATCATCCAGGTGGTAATCGTTCCGTCATACCCATCGAAGGAAAGACGTTTCACCTCCGTTTCTCCGCGCTGCTTCATCGACGCATCGTCGCTGCTGGCAGAACGTATCTCCACGCGGTCGCCTCCGGTAGCACCCACTTCGTATTCCTTCACCTTTCCGTCTGGCAGAAGCGCTTTCACCACTACACGCACCTTCCGGTCTTCCGCACGTCGGTATGTCAGGTCGCACGACTCTACATTTTGTGAAAAGTCGTAGTACACGTCTTCTCCTATCTTCGTGGCGGGCGGATGAATGTGCAGCACGTTGCCTTGCAGATAGATGTCTGCACCGCACTCTTCCTGCACCTTCTTCAGCACATCGTATCCCGTAGCGGTGTGTATCACAAACTTCTCATAGCTCCAGGTGTAGTCGCAGTCAATTTCGTATCCGCCGCCTACGCCATCTACCACCTTTTTCAACAGCGCATCGAGCGACACATTCTTCAGCACTTCATCCGGAACAGGCACACGGAACTTGAAAAGGTCGTCTTCACACTCCAGCGTAATGCTTCCGTTATCGGTTCCTATACGCTGAAGGTAGCCGGAAAACTCCTCACGCAGTCCGGTTTCCGTGTATCCAATCTTCACCGACACACGGTCGCCGCGCTTGATCATGCTTTCCACCTCCAGCGCCTTGTTATATTCCGATGCAGGAAGTGTGATTACCGCCGTGTCTGCCAGCAGCTCCACGCTGCGATGTATTTCCACCTTATCCAGCATTCCCAGACGGAAATCACCTACCTGTATGTCATATCCCATCGTGTACATGTCACCTGTTGTTATTCTTCAGTAAAAGCTTATATGTGTCGTCGCTGTATGCGTTGATGGTGTACTGCTGGTTCTGTATGCCCTTCGTGAACGGAAAATCATAGCTTTCTACTACAATCTGGTTGATGCTGAATATTTCGAACAGCGGGCAGCGCACCTTCAGTTTGGCAGCCTCGCAGAAGTTACGAAGCTTCTGCACATCGTCACGCGGATAGTCGTCACGCTTCAAATCCATCAGCGCACCTTCTATCTTCACCTGGTAATCGTCCTGCGTCCAACGTTCCTTTATGGAACCCCTTATCTTTCCCTTAGACACCTGACGACGGACGATAATGTTTCGTCCGGTCAGCGTAATCAGCGGCTCGATAGGAACCAGCCACCAGTCTTCCTGGTCCACCAGAGATATTTCCAGCGGAAAGCGCATCGGAACGCCCAGCGCGTTGGTACGTACCATATCCTCCAGCTCCGCCTCTTCCAGCATCATCAGTTCGTCGTATCCCGACGGATCCTGACGCGTTACTACCGGTTGATTGAAGAGCCAGTACGGAGGCACTTTCAGCCCCGTGGTACGTGCGGCAATATTTCCTAATATGAATTTACTTACACTCATCTTGCGCTTGACATTGCGGTTTCCAGACTTCTGTTCATAGCCTCCAGTATCACACGCTGTATTTCGGTGGTATCGGTCTTATCCATCATCGTCACGTTCAGGTAATCGAAGAACTTGGTAATGTTTACGGTTATCTGCGTGTTCCTGGTTCCTCCGGCGGTGATTTCGTTGGCCTTTCCACCATCGGATGCAGGTACCGTTCCGGGTGTTCCGTTTGTGCCTGCTCCTGAAGGTGAAGTGCCTGCCATGGCTTCCGGGTCGGATATAGCAGCCTCCTTGGCTTTCTGACGGCTCTGTTCACGCCTCAGATTGTCATCATACCATATAGAAGTACGTGCAGCCGTTCTTTGCGTAGCCTTGACCAGCTTCACCGTACTGTCTACTCCGTAGAATTTTTTAGCTGTATCCTGTGCCGATTCCCATGCGCCTTCAAAATCACCTTTCACCAGTTTTACAAGAGCCTTTCCTGCAGAACCGATAGCACCGATAAGTTCCCAGAAACGGTCAATCAGGTAGCGCTTCAGGTTTGTGCCAAAATCCATTATAATCTGCCATGCCGTAAAAATGAAAGCACGGAATCCGGCAAACTTATTCCAGCAGTACACCACCGCAGAAGCCAGCGCAAGAACCCCCGCTACAATAAGTCCTATAGGATTCATTGACATGGCAATGTTCAGCAGCTTTTGTGCCTTTTCGGCTGCAATTAAAGCGGTAACCTGTGCCCACTGAGCGATAGTCCACCCTTTCAGTATGCCTGTGCTGATAAACATGTAAGTGTTATATCCTGCCCATGCAGCTGTAAGAGGAATAACAATACTCAAAAGCCAGTCCATATTATTACCAATCCATACCACCATGCCAGAAGCTCCTTTGATAATGGGAGTAGTTAGCTGAAGAATAGTATTTAGTCCGTTCATTGCAGGGATAAGAGCAGGCTGGATAATCTGATACATTTCCAACAACTTTTTATTAAAATCACCTGCAAGTTGCTGCAACCTACCATAAGGAGTTTTTGCAATTTCATTAGCCATGTTATAATACTTACCGCCTTCACTTGTTGCACGCTGAAATGCCTGTCTCATCAACTCGAACGATACATTACCTTTTGACATCTCATCACGCAGCACACTTATAGATTTCCCTGTAAGAGCCGAAATATCAAGCAAAGGGTTATAACCGGCATTAATCAGCTGAAGCAAGTCCTGACCTTGCAGCTTACCAGCAGAGGCTACCTGACCAAACACCAGGGCAAGCTGCGACATACGGTTCTTGTCTCCCATGGCCACATCACCCAGCATCTTCAGGTCACCCATCACATTTTCTAATGGTACACCAAATCCTAGCATGGTCTTAGCAGCTTCCTGAATTCCAAGTCGATCATAAATACTATAATCTGCATAATCGTTAAGCTGTCCAAGAAGTTTCGAACCTTTCTCCATGCTTCCCGTAAGTACATTAAAGCTTACCGCCGTTTTGTCGGCATCCATACCCAGTTTTGCCACCACGCCAATTCCTGCCGTGAGTGCTACAATGGGATTCGTGAAGAATTCCGCACCAGGCAAAGACATGATAGCCGTCCGCAGCCGTCCGCCTATCGTGGTAGATAAGCGGTTGGCCGAACGGTCGGCAGCGTCCAGACGTTCCTGCATACGGGTAACTTGTCCTATTACCCCGTTGTCACGGCTTCGTATGTCTATAAGGAATTGTAGAATGTTCATAACTTGTTGGCTTTAGCTTCTTGTTTCCGGATGTCGGCCAGCTGGGCAATCGTTTCAGCCCACTGCTCATCGCTCAGCGTATCAGGGTCCAGATGCAGGTAATACCTCAACAGCGTGTTGTGATAGCCAATCCAGTTGGCTTTTACACTACCGTCTGCACGGTCTACAACTTTTTTAATTCGGCCTCCTTCGCCTCCATCATTCCCTGAATCTTTTCGGCCACAGCGAAGAAGTAGGCATCATCGTCCCTCATCTCCTTGTCACCGTCAATCCAGCAGTTATTCAGCAGGGCCTCATTCATTTTTACGGCATCCTTACCACCTGAACTGGCAGCCAGCGCATACGAAAGGTCTTTCCGGTTTGGCTTGCGCAGCACACACTTCTTATCTTCTACCGTAATCTCAAACACGTTGTTTTCACCGTGCTTTTCTTTCCACTCTTTGAGCTGTTCTTCTGTATATTGAAACATCTTTAAATACTGTTTAAAAAGGGTTATACATAATTGTTCTTGATGTTGAGAGCGATTCCAGGAAGCTCATGTTCTGAAAACTTGTCGCCCTGGTTCATACCTTTTGGAACTTCCGTGATTTCGTTTCCTTCAATCAGGTCCGTTTTAATCACATCTCCTTTAGAAGGATTACCATAGGAAACAACCACATTGAATGAGGCATCCAGCACATCGCCACCTGAAGCGGCTTCAATGGCCTCCAGTTCACTCTGCAAAAGCGTGAGGCTTGTTTCGTACGACTTGTTACCTCGCTGAATGCTGTGCGGCTTGTTTCCCTTTGCGTACAGCGCTTCCTTTTCCTGTTTCTTCACGTAGGAAATAGCGCGAATCTTAGTCACCGGACGACCTGCCACGATGGCCGTAATATCGCTCCATTCGTATTCTTTACTGTTAAATATGTCCATAGTCGTTATGAGTTAGTCTGTACATCAAATCCAAGTTCTACATCAATCTGTCTTGCGTATCCATACGGACGCACCTTCAGCGTCATCTTGATGGTAGATGTAGCCAGTACGTTCTGCGTCGGATCAATGTAGCAGGTAGCACCGCTTTCACCGGCAGAAGTGTCCGCACTCAGTTCACCGTTAGCCGTCATGCTGGAGTTGATGGCACCTTCTACTGCTGCCTGCAAGCTTTTCAGGATTCCGGCCTGCATGGTTCCGTCCTGGTTTACGTATACTTCATCTAGAAAGTAATCCAGCAGCGTATAGTAGGCTATTCGGCAGGCCTTGTCAATCACACGGCGGTGAGCGATATGTGCGTAGTCGTCGGTAGGATCTACGCACAGACGGTCGTCAGTGTAGAAGTAGCCGGAACGGCCCACATGAATACGCGGAGTAATGTAACCTTTGTCGTAGATGGTAGCTACATCGTCCATGCTGTCTTCCACGGTGTTCTCACCGATATACATCACGGTGGGATACAGCGAACCGTCTCTCACACGTCCTATGTTACGCTGCACGGGGCTGGATGCCACACGCCCTGCAAAGATTCCCATAGCCGCACCTTCACTGGCCGACTCTGTATCGCCAATCACGATGCACACGCGGTTGTCTTCCCCGTCGGACAAGTCTTTCAGCGATTCCGCATCCTGATAGCTTCTTCCTTCCAGTGCGATAAAAATAGGCGCATAGAGTTCCGTAGTAGCCCATTCTGCCAGCGCCTGCGCCTTAGGCAATGCAGTAAACACGTCAGGGTCGAGTCCTTCCGTAGCTTCCACTTCTTCCGCATCCGGGTCGCGAGCAATGACCAGCGCACGAAGCTCACCTTTCTGGCTTTGCAGCAGGCCGCGTAACGGTCCGCTGTCCTTGTCGCACAGATCGGTCATTTTCGAAGTCTTGGCCACCGCATACACTACCACTTTCGTACCTTCTTCCGCTTCCTGGTAGAATTCCTGTACCATCTTATACAGTCCGGCGTTGTTTTCTTTTGTCACGCCAAGGTCTTCCAGTCCGGTAAGGCGGTAAATCGTGTAGGGGGTATTCAGCTTGAATGTTTCGGATACAGTTGTTCCCCCGCACACCAGTGCCAGCAGGCCGTCTTGGCTTTCGGCTACCGTGCCAAGCTGACCTGTCAGAAACTTAATGGAGATTTTGGGTAATGCCATACGCGTTCCTCCTATTCTCCTGCTGCATCCTGTACCAGTGCGTACACACCCTTCTTGTCTTTGCGACGGATGGTTCCACCCACACGAATAAGGAAGGAATAGATGTCACCGTAATACAGCGGGTTGTCTGTGCTGTCAAACATCTTCACTTCTCCCAGTGCACGGCTCAGGCTGTTTGTCTGCCATGCCAGACCGGCTGCGTTGTCGCTTGTTTCGCCTGAAACACTCCACTTTGTCAAAGTTCCACCGGTTGCATAACGGAGTACCTGCGAACGCTGCATCACATTGAATGAGAACAGCTGTCCCAAAATACCTCTCTGTGCATCGGCCGATGCAAAGAACGCACGCTGATCTCCTTCTGTCAGGTCGTCGAGCAACTGTGCATACATATAGGCATCAAGAAGCAGGTAACGTCCTTCCTGGGGAATGTTGTCAGCATTGAACTTTGTCATCAAATCCAATACATCAGCTTTTACAAGCGCCTTACGTTCTCCGGTTGCGTCCTTAGTATGTGCCGTTACTTTTTTTGTTCCAGAAGTGCGTACAAAGTGAGTGCTGTCTGGTGCCCAGTTGTACAGCATCTGTTCAGCCGCTTTTTCAATCAGTTGCAAACGGTCCTGACTGATTACGCTGTTACGCTTGTTGTAGCTAAGTTCCACCGTTTCTGCATGTGGAATACGGATAGGGTCTGTAGTCAATTCGTTCAGTGAATATTCTACATCCACATCGGTACGAGTCTCTACCGTAGCAGGAAGACTGGAACGGTCAATTTCAACCGCACTCGGAGCACCAGCATTTGGAATGTGTACTTTCTTTCCCATGTTAACGTACATATCGTCGTTAACCGCCTTACTCATAAATGAATTGTCGGCAAACAGACCTTCGATGATCGTGTTCTGCCAAAGTTCTCTTTGAATAGCCATAGTTATTTACCAAATTTTTCGTTATACTTCTGTTTGTACAGTTCCGGATACTGGTTTTTCAGTTCAGCCAGTCTTTCTGCCTTGTCAATCTCGTCCCAGCTCATGTTTACCAGGTCGTTCTTTCCTGCTCCTCCTGCGCCGCCTCCTGTCTGAAGAATATCTTCTACGCGTACAGTTCCTTTCTTCGGCATTTCTTCAATCGCCTTGCGGGTGTTGGCTTCGTCAGACATCATCAGGTTCATAAATACAGGAACCTGTTCTTTGGTCAGTTTTCCTTCCGCTACCGCCTGATTCAGGAAAGCCTGGTGTGCGGTTTTCTTGCTTTCCGCAATCTGGTTAGTAAGTTCTGTTACCCTTGCTTCGAGAGCAGGCACCTTGGCCGCCTGATTCTCCATTGTGGTAATGTGTTTCAGCATTTCTTCTTCATTGGCCATATTGGCGAATGAGGAGCGTTTTTTCAATTCTTCGAATAAAGCCATATCTCTTGTTTTTTGTGGCTCGTTGAGCCGGTTCATAAAATAGTTATATACTTCCGTATTGGTAGCGTTTTCGCTCAGTGCCTCTCCGGTGTCTACTATCCCGTCAATAAGTCCCATCGCCAGTGCTTCGCTGGCCGAAATCCAGTGTTCCGACCCGTCGAAATACTTCTTCCTCACTTCTTCCGCATCCATTTTGCAGCGGCTGGCAATCATGCGCGAAAGGTCATTTTCGAGCGATTCGGCCAGATCGGCCGCTTTCCGCAGTTCGTCGGCGTTTCCGTAGCTACCGCCAGAAACACGGTGCAGCATGATGCGTGCGTACTTGTTCATGTAAAGAGGCTTTCCGCACAGTGCGATGATGCCCGCAATGCTGGCAGCCAGCCCGTCTATGTATATATTCACATCAGCATCCACGGTGCGCAGCGCATTGTAGATGGCAATGCCACTGAAGACATCGCCACCGTTGGAATGTATGTGTACGTCGATTTTGCCGTATGCAGCAGCCAACTCCATCAGCTCGGCCACAACGCGCCCGCTGTCTACCTTTTCTCCGTTTCCTACATTACCGTACATCAATACGCTAACCGTTCCCTCACCGGGTATCTGATTTTTGAAAATCTTATCCATTGTTCCGCTTTTTTCTCTGTGGCAAAATTCGCAATTCCCCGTAAGGTACAGAAAGCTGTTTTTCAGCGTGCTACGATAATGTGGCATGATGAAAACCTGCTTTCTCGCTCTCACCTTATTACAAGAAATTTGCTCCGTAATGAATTAATTATCGACTATGGCAGACTTGAAAAGTGAACAGAAAAAGATGCTGGCACGCGAAATCTACCTGCTCGGAAGCTACACCTACGAGGAGATAGCGCAGAAGGTGGGCGCACAGCGTCAGACTATCAGCCGATGGGCAAAGGCCGGAAACTGGGACAACCTGAAGGCCGGAATGACCGTGACACGCGAGGCGATACTGAGCAGAATGTATCAGCACCTTAATAACATGAATATGGCCATTCTGGAGCGTGAACCGGCCAAACGTCAGCCGGATACGAAAGAAGCCGACGTGATGGTAAAGCTGGCAGCCGCCATCAAAAGCATGGAAACAGATGTAGGCATCAGCGACATCATCAGCGTGGGAATGCGTTTCGGTGAGTTCCTTCGCCGCATCGATCTGGAGAAAGCAAAAGAGTATGTAAAACTGTGGGACGTGTTCCTGAAAGAACAGATTAAGTGATATGGCTACCTACGAAGAAAAACAGAAGCTGAAGGAATGGGAAGAATACCGCCGCGACATTGAATGTGCCACGCCCGTAGAGGTGAACATGACGGAAGCGGAGAAAACCAAGAAGAAAATGTATCTGGAGGCTCACCCCGTGGAATGGATACAGTATTTCTTTCCCATGTATGCCAAGTATCCTTTTGCCAAATTCCAGATTAAGGCCATTAAGCGCATACTGGAACACGACGAATGGTTTGAAGTCCTGAGCTGGAGCCGTGAGAGCGCAAAGAGTACCATTGTGATGTTTTGCGTGATGTATCTGGCACTGACCGGAAGAAAGAAAAACGTCATCCTGGCAAGTGCTACCGAAACCAGCGCGGAAAAGCTGCTGCGTCCGTATAAGGCTAACTTTGAATCTAACGGACGCATCAAGGCTTTTTACGGTGACCAGCCTGTAATAGGACAGTGGACCGACACGGAGTTTGTCTGCAAGTGCGGATGTGCGTTTACAGGCGTGGGCGCAGGTAACGCTCCCCGTGGTACCCGTAACGGTGCGGCTCGTCCGGATGTGCTGCTGGTGGACGACTTCGACACCGACGTAGACTGCCGTAACCCCGATACGCTGAACAAAAAGTGGAAGTGGTGGGAAAAAGCCCTGTATCCTACGCGTTCCGTGTCTGAGAAAACACTGGTTATCTTCTGCGGAAACATCATCGCCAAAGACACCTGCGTGGCACGAGCCGGTGCCATGGCCGACCACTGGGATATAGTGAACCTGGTAGACAAGAACGGCAAAAGCAACTGGCCCGAAAAGAACACACAGGAAGCCATAGAGCGAATCCGCAAAAGCATCAGCAAGGCGGCCTACGAGGGTGAATACATGAACAACCCCGTGACGGAAGGAAACATCTTCCACAACCTTCCCTACGGAAAAGTACCTCCGCTGAAGAAGTTCAAGTTTGTGGTAATCTACGGCGACCCTGCCTACAGCAACAGCAAGAACAAAGCCAGCTCCACTAAAGCCGTATGGGCGTGCGGAAAGATACGCAGCACCTTCTACATCATCAAGGGGTTTGTAGGCCGTGTCACGAATGCGGAGTATATCGACTGGTTCTACCAGCTACGTAAGTACATCGGAAACCAGTGCACCGTGTACTGTTACCAGGAAAACAATACGCTTCAGGATCCTTTCTTTGAGCAGGTGTTCAAACCCCTTATCCGTGAGCAGAACGAGCAGCGGAAGGATAACCTCTACATCAAGGGAGACGGACGCAGCAAAATGGATAAGGCCACACGTATAGAGGCTAACCTGGAACCTATCGACCGGAACGGCATGTTGGTATTTAATGAAGAAGAAAAGGATAACCCGCACATGAAGGAACTGCGCGAACAGTTCAGCCTTTTCGAGCTTTCCCTTCCGTATCCTTCCGACGGACCAGACTGTATAGAAGGATGCTTCAACATAATCAATGAGAAAATAAAAGAACTCGACCCCGGTGTGACCATCGGCTACAGCGAGTTCAAAGATAGTAACCCTTTTTCATGGTGATATGAACAACTTTATAGAACTTACCGACTACGATGCCACGATACACCGTGACATTCTGGACAGCCTGCTGCGCGAAGAATCCGGAAGCAGTGCCGTGATTGAAGTCTGCGAAAACCGTGCCATCGCTACCGTGCGCAGCCTGCTGAACAGCCGATACGACTGCGATGCCATCTTCTCCGCACAAGGCGAAGACCGTAACGTGCTTATCCTGAAAATCTGCCTTGACATAGCTGTGTATGAGATATTCTGCCAGCACAACCCTTATAAGATGTCAGACATCAGGAAGGAACGGTATGACGACGCGATGCAGTTCCTTCGCGATGTGCACGACTTTAAAGCCAACATAGAAGGACTTCCAGAACTTCCTGCCGAAACGCAGACCGACAACAGCCCCTGGCAGATAGCCAGCAACGAGCCGTGGAATTCCTACTTTTAATCAACTTTTAAAACCCTTTTAAACTATGGCCAGACCAAAGAAAAAACGCCGCATCACAGAAGGCGGATACACCCAGATAACACCTGCCTATACCACCGGACCCTACGCCCGTGTGGAACCCGACATCATCCTACAGATGCCGGAACTGTTCTACTTCGATATGTCGTCCTACATCAGTGCGTTCAACGCTGCCAAAGCCATCGACTTCTACAACCGCACACGCTTGTATGACATGTACGAATCGGCCATGCTCGACCTTCACCTGGGCGGTATCATCGAAAAGCGGAAGGTGGGTGTAAGCCGCATACCTATCGAGTTCCGGCGAAACGGAAAGCCCGACGACAACGTGAACAAGGAAATCCGTTCGCCCTGGTTCCGCAAGTTTGTGAAGGAAGTGCTCATGTCTAAGTTTTACGGATACAGCCTGTTCCAGTTCTACCGTGGCGATGACGGATTCATCAACTACTACCATGTGCCCTACAAGCACTACGACCCCGTACGCCGTGTCATCCTGAAGTATCAGAGCGACACGGAAGGCATACCCGTAGATTCCTTTGAAAACATGCTGTTTGTGGGCGACAACCCGCGCGACCTCGGTATGATGGCCGAACTTCTTCCGATGGTGCTCTACAAGCGCAGCAACTTCGGGAACTGGAAGCAGTTTTGCGAAATATTCGGTATGCCCATACGTGAGTACACCTACGATGCAGGCGACGAAGAAGCACGCAGCCGGCTGATTCAGGACGCACGCCGACAAGGAGCCAACGCCGTGTACATCCATCCCAAGGAAAGCAGCTTAAACCTGATAGAGAGTGCCAACAAAAGCGGTACGGTAGACTTGTACGAACGATTCAAGGATGCCTGCAATACGGAAATGTCCGTCCGCGTGCTGGGTAATACGCTGACCACCGATGCCAAGAGTACCGGCACACAGGCACTTGGTACCGTTCACCAGGAAGAAGAAGACATGCTGAAGGCTGACGACCGCGACTTTATTCTCGATGTGCTGAACTACAATATGACGGACATATTCAACGCACTGGGTGTAAACACGGAAGGCGGTGAGTTTGTCTACGTAAAGAACCGGAACCTGAATCCGAACCAGCAGGTAGACGTGATTCAGAAAGTGAAAGCCATGGGTGTGCCCGTGTCTGACGACTACATATACGAAGTGCTGCTAATTGACAAGCCTGACGACTACGAACAGCAGAAAGCCGAAATCAAGGAGCAGGAAGAAGCCAACCGCAAGCTACAGCAGGAGATGGCCAACCAGATGGAAAAACCGCAGGACACGGAGCCGAAACGAAAGTCAGACCGACGCATGAACATGGATAACGAGTCAAAAGCCTGGTACGAACGGGCGCGAACCGACTTCCGCAACTGGTTGAGCGATTTTTTCGGAGTAGCCCCGAAAAAGAAAGACGGGGCTTTGCCGTTTTAATGGACAACCTCTACGGTGAACGCTGTGGCGTGTGCGGAGGTTTTCATAATCAGCTGGAGCAGGGTATTGAATTCAGCAAGGAATCCCTCACACAGATGCTGCGCGACATCTACGACGGGATGAACGTGCGCGACGACATACAGCGTGATGCGTTCGAAGAAACGCTTCGTCTGTTCAATGAGGCCACCGTAGAAGGGTTGTCTGCTTCCAGCTATCCTACAGGCGATGAACTGTTCCTTGAACAGCTTCGCACCAATAACGAAGTGTTCTCTGCCTTCCGCACTCACCGTATGCAGAATGACCTGGCCGCACAGCTTATCGACAAGGACGGAAAGCTGAAACCCTTTGAGCAGTGGATTGACGATGTGCAGAACATTACGGATCATTACGTAGTGCGATGGCTTCGCACGGAATATGACACCGCCATACTTCGCGCCCATCAGGCGGCAGACTGGAAGCACTTCGAGGAATACAAGGACGTATTGCCTAACCTGCGTTGGATGCCTACCACTTCGCCCGATCCTGACATAGCGCACAAGCAATACTGGGAAGCAAAACTAACCCTTCCGGTAAACCATTCCTTCTGGACGCGACATCGCCCTGGTGACCGATGGAACTGCAAGTGCTCGCTCGAAGCGACCGACGAACCGGCCACCACCGGCGCAGTAGGCGACTTCAAGCCAGTTCCTTCCGTTCCCGGACTGGATAACAACCCCGCAGATGACGGAAAGCTGTTCAGCGACTCGCATCCGTATATCAAGGAAGCATATCCAGGAGCAAAGAAAGCGGTAGAAAAAGCCGTCGCTAAAAAGGCAAAGTTTGACTACAAACAGTTTGTCTTGGATAATAACATAGCCCAAAAAGTAGAAATAACTCCTAAGAAGTCTGAGGAAGAAGTATTCCAGAAGATACTGAATCAGCTCAACCTGAGAATGAAAGAATTCAATATTCCTCCATTCTCTGAGATAGGAGCACCAAGAAGTAAAAAAGCTTTAGCGTCATGGGATGATTCGGATAACAGTCTCAATTTTAATCTTAGCTTACTGAATAATCCTAAAAAGGTATGGGATAAATTAGAGGAATTCAGAACAAAGAAAGGCATGAAGTATAATACCATATCGAGCGTAGAAGATTTAGTGAGAGATGTAGTAGACCACGAACTGGGGCACAAGCTTTTAAGTCTATATCACATGAGGATGGATGCTATAGATACATTCGGAAAGGCTGGAGTAACCAGAGACGGAAGAAACGAAGTGAGTGAAATGGGTTATTATTCTTCACTAGAAGAGCATGAATACTTTGCCGAAGCGTTCGCAATGTATATGGGGCCTGAAAGAGATAAGATGGGTCCTTTGACAAGAGGTATGATTGAAAGATTAATTGCTAAAGCCAAAAAGAAATGAGTTCACCCGACATTCAAAAGCAAGTAGAAAACGCTGTAAAGCGTCTGAACACGCTCTACACCCGCACACTTCCCGTAAAGGTAGGAACAAAAGCCGTATCGCTGACGAAGAAACGCTTCTCTGACAGCGCTTTCAACGGCAGGGCATGGCAGGAACCATACCGACGCAAACTGAGCTTCAAAGGAGCGCAGGCCAGCTACAAGACTTTGGAATCAGGAACAAAACATCTGCGTGATTCTACATACTTCAAGCCGGAACCCGGAAAGGTGTACTTACGTAACCAGGTGGACTACGCACAGATTCACAACGAAGGAGGTACAATTACAGTTACCGCAAAAATGAAAAAATATTTTATGTGGAAATACCTAAGTATTGTTGGAAGTAAAGGAAATAAAAAGTATAAGCCTATAAAGTCAAAATATACTTACAACAAGAAAGGTGTAGTCAGAAAGACCAAAGGAAACGAAGCGCTTACACGCGAAGCCCTGTTCTGGCGAAACATGGCCCTGAAACGTGAAGGCTCGCTTATTCGTATGCCGCGCCGCCACTTCTTCGGACCCGACGCAAATATGTCGAAAGAAATTCGCAAGATAATCGAAAGAGAATTGCAACTATTTGTAAAGAATTATGGAACATATTTTAGAGAATCTCGTTAACTACATCGGCGAACAGATGCCCGATATGAAGACCGTGGACGAAGACTACGGACAGTTGGAAATGATTGACGAAACCACCCGCGAAAGCTATCCGCTCACCTTTCCGGCTGTGCTGGTAGACGCTGCGGAAACAAGCTGGAGCAATGTGTTAGGGTTGAGCCAGGAAGGCGTGTGCACGGTGCGCGTGCGGCTCATTATCGACTGCTACGACGACACGCACTATCGTAGCGGAACGGTGGAAAAGATTAAGGAAAGAGATGCTATACGGCGCAGACTGCATCTGCTGGTGCAGGGGCACGAAATAGAAGGAAGTACGCTTATTCGCACAAACAGCCGATTCTATACGGCCAACCATGGCATAAAGGTGTACGAGTCCACCTACACGGTGAAAGTAACGGAATACTTTACACGCGACGAACAGAAAGTGCCCGATGTGAAGATAAGCATTACCCCTGTGTTAAAACGATAGCTGAAGGCTCAGCTGAATGTGTTGTGCGGAAATCTTTTTCCGCACATGTTTTTTTGCCTCGCCCGACGGCTTGAACTGGTCGTTCTTCACCATCTCACGGATAATGGCCTGAATGCGGTATTCTGATAAGAAAAAAGCTTTCGACAAGGCTTTCACTACGTCGGAATAATTACGCAGAACCGGCTCCAGTTCAAAGTAACTGTGTGCTATCTGACGGTTTCGCTCTTCTATTAAATGACTGTTTCTTCCCAT